TTATTTCCTCTTCAAATGATTCCTTTACTTCCGTTGGGGCGTCAATGAGGGCTTCTGCTATTGCCTCTCCTTGTTCTGATGACACATCATCGACCACGACCGCGCTAAAGACTTCTGTTGCTTGCGAAGCATCGATGCTTTCCAGGACCTTTGCGCTAGTTGCCAACTCTGTTGCTTGCTCACTGGGAATACCACCTTCCTGCTCAATTACCAATGTGACTACTTCGGATACCTGCTCGCTCGTAATTGTGTCGGATTCCAACACATCCACGATGACACCAACCGACTCAGCATCTAGTTCGCTACCCAAGACAGCAGTAAAGGTTTCAATCAAAACCTCGTTGCTCACTTCTTCGTCAAAGACCGCACCAAGAACAGTGTTCAACAACTCTGAGGTGAGTTCGTCTGCCAATACATCAACGATGAGGTCAATTGTTTCTGCATCGGAAAGGTCACTGTCAAACACGCTGTCAAAGATTGCTTCTGTTTCTGACGCGCTTAGGTTTGTTTCAAGCAAGTCTCCAAGTACGGTCATAGTGTCCGCAACCGATATATCTTCGTCAAATACGGCTGCCATAACTGTGTCTAGGTCGCCAGAACTAAGCGGACCATCAAAGATTGATTCCAAAGCCGACACCATATTCTCAGCAGAAGTATCTTCCGAGAACGCAGAATCCAAAACTGCCGTCAACTGTTCGCTAGTGATGTCTGCATCCAGCATCGTCGTCAGTGCTTCAGTGAATACATCCGCCGAAACATCTTCGGTGAACACGGCTTCTAGGACATTGTCAAACTGGGTGTCGGTAAGTTCTGCACCGAGGAGTGTGTCAAGAACAGCGCCAACCTCGTCAGCCTCAATATCAGTAGTGAACGTATTTTCAAGAATATTGTCCAATATCACTGTCGTGATTGGCTCGTTGTCTTCTATATCTGTGACGGTATAATCATCTGGTGGAATTATTACTACTACTGTTTCGGGTTCTGTTTCAACTGGCGGAACTACCATTTCTGGCAGTGTCGTTTCTATTTCTGTTTGTTCGGGCAGCATCTCCTCTATGGCTGGGGTGGGTTCTTCTGGGATTATGGGCATTGGCTCAGGCTCTACGGGGACGACTACAACCACTGTGGGTATGGTCGCTGGCGGCGCTACCGTCGTTGTTGTTGTTGAACTACTTGTCGTTGTAGTAGTCGTATTTGTAGATTGTGGAACCGTTGTAGTAGTCGTAGTTGTTGATTCTGGAACCGTTGTAGTAGTCGTAGTTGTTGAAGTCGTAGTTGTTGAAGTCGTAGTTGTTGAAGTCGTAGTTGTGACTGGGGTTGCAGAGACCGTGTAGGTTTCAGTCATCGATGAATAGACGCCTAATGTGTCATTGTCTGCCCGAATACGAAACTGATATGTGGTTCCGTTATCCAGGTTTCCTACTGTTGCCGAAGTTGTATTAGATGCAATTGCAAAAGATGACTGCCAGTTGTTTGAAGTAAAGAAGATTGCATAGCGTTCAACTTCTGCATAACCAGAACCGCCTTCTGGGGCATCCCAAGTAAGCGAGACACTCTGGTTGCCAGCAACAGCCTGGAGATTTGTTGGGCTACGCATTCCTAATGGAGGAAGTGTTGTAGTTGTAGTAGGAGGTACAGTCGTAGTCGTAGTCGTAGTCGTAGTTGTGCTTGTAGTGGTAGTGCTGGTAGTTGTGGTTGAAGTTGTAGTACTGCTAGTGGTGGACGGGGGATTAGAGGGGGAGATATTCACATCAACAACATATGAAGTTCCGTGCCAAGCGTCTGGGTTGCCGCAGCAAACTCCAGTTCGCAGTCGGTATGTACCAGGGTTAAGGCTCATTGATATATATGAATCAAGCCCAAATTGCGAGTCGTCGTTTGCGGCGAGAACTTGATTATTGGAGTTGTAAAGCCACAGCATTGAGTCAATTTGATACTGCTGGGCAAAGGTGCGAACAGTAAATGTCTGTGTCTCTTCTAGCGTAAAGAAGTAGTCTTGTGCTCCAGTAGTCGTAAAACTATCTGCTTTTGCTGATGAGATTGGGCCAAACAATGCCAAAAGAAGCGCAGGTATAACTATCCAGAAGCCTTTACGCAGTCTCATACCCGCTATACAATAAAACTATTTTATAAGATAGTTCTTATAGCCTGACTAAATTTGACTATCGGCTATGTTCCTGTTTTCTACTGGAACCAAAACCCCATGATGACGGGCCTGAATATCCTTGCGTACCCATGTCATTCCGTATGTTGAATCTAGGTTTTGAGTACCTTCTCTGCGCTTCAGTCGTTCTGCCATTGACTGAAAAGTTGGGTCATCGCTGAGATTCAGGTACGAGTTATGGGACCACGGAAGGTCGTAGAAGGCTGGCGCATTTACCAGAAGTGCTCCAGCGGTGGTCCAATGCTCTTCGATTCTTGGGTCTTCACAGACAATCGGGCCAGACAGGGCGTAGGAGGGAACATCTGCGCCAACAAGAGGCCTATCTACTTCAAGCATCTTTTCAATAATGTTTGCGTCCATCGATATGTCTGAGTCCACATAAAGAATCGCCTGGTAGTTGACAACTCCGTGGTTTAGTTCCGTGCAGTCTTCTCCCCAATGGTGCCCGCTCGTAACACGAACTCTTTGCGCAAATTCACGAATTAGATTGCGCCCAGTTTCTATACGAATCCATCTATTTCCTGAATCAACCTTGGCTTGCATGTCGTTAATTGAGTATGTCCAGTAGTCTCCGTTGACTTCCTTGAGGGCGTCAATCACTTCAGCGAACGGCTCAATACCGCGGTTGTCAAGTTCAAAAGCCGAGAACCATTTTGCGTTTGGAAACCTACGCATGATTTCAGCCCTATCAGACATCCAGTTCAAGTGTTCTTTTGCGTCGCACTTCCAACCGACAAGAGGAGTCGCAATCACAAAGTGCATCTGATAATCGACTTCTCTTAGGTACGGCATCTTTAACTTCTTTACATAGTCAGAGCACACACCAGCATGCTGTCCGAGGTCCAGTGTTCTTATTTCTGAGTGGGTTTCTGGCATCACCATTATGCATTTATTTGACGCAATTGGCTTTCCTGGGAAAGCCCACACAAAACTACTACTAGTCATCGTGTAGTCATCTGTGTTGTGAAAGAAGCAGTGCAGTCCAGCGTCCTTGCAGATTCCAAGTGCTACATCGTTCTTGCAATGAATCCAGAGTTTCTGGGAGCGTTCTTGTAGCCAGCCAATCTCAATCTGGTGCTGCGGTCCGTCGTGCCCAAGAAATAGACCGTCTTGGTTTGCCCAAACATCTACTTCAACATCAAAGCCTTGACTTATTGCTGAGTCAATATATTCTGGAGTGTTTTCAAGTTCTGGTTTAGGACCTTGAAGGTTCCCACGGTGAGATATATAAATCATTTTTCAACCTGAACCCAAATCCAGTTTTTGTGGTTATCGCCAGGACCAGTTGGTCTAATGTCAAATTTAAAGTTTTTGAAACCGATTTTCCCAACTAGGTCGTCAAATACTGTTTGCTCATCTTGGATACTTACATCTGAGTGACCGTTCGTGCTGCCAGCATCATAATTATTGTCGTAGTAGCCAGCAGTAGGTATCTCGCCCTTCCCGCCATAACCCATTTGGAAACATAACTTCCCGCCTGGCTTGAGAACCCTGTAGATATCCTTCAAGATATCAAACCTAATTTTATGCACGCAAATATGCTGGAAGCAGATTACGGCAAAAACCACATCGTAAACATCGTCGGCAATAGCAGAGAGATTGTCTCCGCTAGTTACATATAGGTTTGGCTCGGCAATGTTATTTGCCTTGACATTAAGACGCGCCTTTTCAATATTCACATGGGAAATATCTATCCCATCAACGCGCGCAAAACGGTTCGAGAACTTTACTAGGTTTCTTCCAGGCCCACATCCGTACTCAAGTGCTACAAGGCCATTTGTATCAAAGTCCTTGAACAAGAAATTGTCATAGTCTGACCAGTTGTTGTGAGCATCGTATGAGCCAACTACTGGGTCCCTGAAATCAAGTGACCACTTTGCTGCATATTCGTCGTAATACGAATTCTGCATTCCCAAGTAATCGTCTTTGTCCTTGCTCATTTGTTGTTCTCCAAGTAGTAGTTCAGGTCTTCAGGTGTTCCGATTCCCCACATCTTGGGAACTTCCTTAATCCTAATCTTTTTTTCGTCCTGAATCGCTTCATTGAATACAGGGCAAACATAGAACTCGTTGTTTGTTCTGATGTCTTTTTCAATCATCTGGTTTGCATATTTGACATAGTCAGAACCGTGCTTCCAGTAGTAAATACCAACGGTGGCATTATCTGAGATTGGGTTCTTCTCTGCCACTTCTGACACGAAGCCATCATCGCCCAGTTTTGCATATGACCATTTTGGATGGGTTGCCTTAAATGTCAGGATTCCGCCGTCAATTTCGTCAGCACCAAACGCATAGAGGCACTCATTGCTATCCCATTCAACGACTTGGTCGGAGTTTGCCATGAGCAGTGGCGCGTCATTATCGATGAGGTGCGAAGCCAGCAGGGTTGTGCAGGCAGCCCCTTCCGTCATTCCATCAACTAGAACGATGTCGCATCCTGGTTTTATGAGATTGAGGACCTGCTTTAGGTTGTATTTCTCGTAGTGGTCTTTTTGAACTAAGAAGATAAAGTGCGCGTCAACATTGAGGTTGTCAACAACTACCTGAATCATTGGCTTGCCATTTACCTCAATCAGTGGCTTTGGGAATGTGTACCCAGCCTGGGCAAAGCGTGAGCCAGCGCCTGCCATTGGTATCAAAACATTCATCTTTTCGTTCCTCCAAGCAACTGGCTTTTTGCCACGGGTTTCAATTTCATCAACGAACTTCATCAAACTGTTTTTGTTAAGGTCGTCAGCATTCTTGATTGCAAAAAGATTGGCGCCAGAACTAAGTGCGCCTTCCCTTCCAATATGTGAATCCTCAACAATAATAGTATTTGCTGGACTTGAATCCAAAGAGACTATGCACTGCCAGTACATCTCTGGGTGTGGCTTGTGGTGCTTTACATCCTCGTTGCTCATGATGTAACTCACATATTTAAGAACGCCGATAGCGTCAAGCGCGGTGATTACCGTATCCCGAATCGCATTGCTGGCTACCGCAATTTTCCATCCGCGCTCTTTAAGGGTCTGCATGATGTCAATAGCGACATAGTTTTTTGGGAACTCGGATAAAATTTTTAGCGTTGCTTCTTGCTTGTCTTCCCAGACCTGCTGATGATTCGACTCTGGAAGTCCCTTGTTTTGACTCAACATCTTTAACTTTGTAGTTGTTCCAAGTCCGTCGTACATTGACAGATGCTCATCACGGGAAATCACATACTTTGGGTCAATCCTGCTGAGGGCGATATTTAGGGAGTCATAGTGGACATCGCGGGATTCAATAAGAACACCGTCTAGGTCGAAGATAACCAAGAAGTTACTTTTCATGTGGGTTTGGTCCTGCATGTCTGTGCCACTTGTTGTGGCGAACGATACTTTTACCGTTGCACTTCATGACATATTTATCCCGTACACGCATTGACCACTCTACATCTTCTTCTTCGTTCCATCCGCGAGACTCGTCAAGTGGCTCCTCTAGCAGCACATGCTTTTTTAGCATAAAGAATCCACCAGAGATATACATGTATTGCGTTTGTGTCCAGTCGTTATAGTCAAGAGACCATGCCCTACCATGTCCAGGCTTGTCCCAAAGCGACCAGTCCATTGGGTTGCGTGCGCCGTTGATTAGGTACTGAGGACACGAACATATGTCCCAATCTGTCCCAAACTTCTTAAATTCTTCGTACCACTTAGAATCAAAAATGTGGTAGTCATGCATAAGAACAATGTTCTCATATCTTGCGTTCTGAACAAGAATGTTCTTCTTGCGGGTAATCCATCTTGGCTTTACAGACTCGTCAAAGTCAATCTTGACGATGTCTTCCCCTTCCATGCCAGATGAGTCTCCGCCGCCAACAAAAAGTATTTCATATTCTGGGACTCCAAGACTTCTGATGTTTTCAGCAATTTCAAAGAGCCTATTTTTGTCTTCGTAGACGGTGATTATCCCAAAGGTCCAAGGAATGTCATGCATTCTCCGCACCTTCTAGTATTGAGCGATAAACA